GCACCTGAAACTGCGGGCGGCGGCCCGAGATCAAATCGAGGCGGCCCAAGAAGTCCTAGACGTGTGGAGGCATTATGGGCGACCCGTATCCGATTAGCGAAAAACAGTTCCAAGACCAAGTCATCGCCCTGGCGATCCTGCACGGCTGGAAAGTGCACCACGTCCGCCCAGGCATGTCCTCGACCGGCAGGTGGCTAACCCACGTCCAGGGCCACACAGGCTTCCCCGACCTCGTCATGGCCCACAACACCCACGGACTGCTGTTCGTCGAATGCAAGACGATTAAAGGCCGTCTCAGCGAAGCGCAGGTGGACTGGTGCCGGACCCTTGACGCGGCAGGAGCCGAAACCTATGTGTGGCGGCCTACCGATTTGCATTTCATTCAGCGACGCCTTAAAGGGCTACGCGATGAAAACCAATCAAACTAACACAACAGAAAGCCCCAACACAATGATCGTCAGAACACCACGCATCGAGCGTGATTTCACTGTCCTACCCAACCGAGCGCTCCGCGACCCGTACCTGTCCTACAGGGCCCGAGGCGTCCTCGCCTACGTCCTTTCAATGCCGGACAACTGGCGCACCAGCGCCGAAACACTTGCCCGCCAAGGCGTCGAAGGCCGAGACGCCATCAGAGCCGCCATCAACGAGCTCATCGCCTCAGGCTACGCCAGGCGCGTCAAAGCCCAAGACGACCGCGGCCGCTACACAACAGAGCTGCACTTCTACGACTACCCAAAGCATGTGCACATCCTGGGGAAACTGAGGGGAAAACGAGACCTACCGACGACGGAAAACCAGTCGTCGGAAAACCAGTCGTCTAAAGAAGAACTAATACCAAGAACGTTAAAAGAATCAGAAAGTGTCTTACAGAGTGAACCAAAACTCTGTGGGTACTGTTCAGGACAAGGCGTCATCGCTGAAGGCTTCGGCGGCCTGCCAACCGTATGCCCGGACTGCAAAGGCGACGGCATCACCCGTGGCTAATGATCGACTGTTTCCCGTAGCGCAAGAAAATTACACGTCCGACGATTATTGGACGCCCAAATGGATCTTTGACGCACTAGCAATCACATTTGACATAGACGTCGCCTGCCCCCCCGAAGGCCCGCATAACGTGCCGTGCCGGACATGGTTTACCCAATACGACGACGGCCTACTACAAGAATGGCGCGGTCGCGTTTGGATGAATCCACCATTCAGCAGAGCTGCCCCGTGGGTAAACAAATTTATAAAACATCGCAACGGCGTAGCGTTAACGGTCGTGGGCAAAACCAAATGGTGCGACACGCTATTCGCAACAGCTGACCTAATGCTGCTTTTGCCCCGTTCAATGCAATTTGACCAAGGCTCAATCTTCCTTCCCACAGCCCTGTGGGCATACGGAAAAGACAACGCTGAAGCACTAGCAAACAGCGGGATCGGCCCAACACGATGACAAGCAAAGGGAAACCACGCCGCGACATTGACACACCCGCCTACAAAACACAGCGCCTTGAGTTTCTACAACACAACACCACCTGCCACTGGTGCAAACGCGCAAAGGCAACCACCGTTGACCACCTCATTGAAGTTGACCGCGGCCACGACCCAATGGACATCGAGAACTGGGTACCGGCATGTCACAAATGCAATGCACGACGCGGCGCTGAATACCTTGCACGAAAGCGGGCAATTTCGTCACAAAATCGCAAAAAAATAAAAAATTCTGAAATTTTTTTTGAAAATGAAAAAACGATGCCCCCGACCCCATCCTTCGATGTATCCCCGAAGGGTCAGAAGGCCCCTGATGAGGCTGTGTTTGGGCAAGCTGTGATTGATCCGGCTGTGGCCGCCGTGATCCCGCCCAGGCTCGTATCACTACCTAAGGGTTCAAGCTCTTATGGCATCGAGGTGGCGGCCCTAGCCAAGGACGTGTTGGGGATCGAGTTGATGCCGTGGCAGATCACTGCCTTGCAGGGGCAGCTGGCCCACGATGACGCCGGCGCATTTTGCTACAAGCGCAGTTTGGTGTCGGTCGCCAGGCAGAACGGCAAAACCGTGGCGCTCAAGGCGTTGGCGCTGTGGGTGTTGACCAAGGAGCCGATCCGACGCGGCGAGCCGGTACTGCTGATCTCGACCGCGCACAATCTGGACCTGGCTGTCGAGCTGTTCGAATCGTTGGCCCCGACATTGGAAACCAAGTTCGGCGCAAAGCTCTATTGGTCGTATGGCCGCAACGAAGCCGTCATGCCGGACGGTTCCCGTTGGCTGGTCCAGGCCGCCACGCCCCGAGCGTTTCACGGCTTCTCGCCGGATTTCATCATTGCTGACGAGCTGTGGAACATTTCCGCCGACGTAATCTTTAACGGTGCGATCCCGAGCCAACGTGCCCGGCGGCAATCGTTGTTGTCCTGCTGGAGCACCGCCGGCACCGAGGATTCCCACGCCATGTTAAAACTGCGGGAGGAGGGTCTGCGGGCGATTGACACCAAGGCTGACAGCAAACTGTTTTTCGCAGAATGGTCCATCCCCTCGGGCGTTGATACGACCGACGAGGTTTATTGGCCAATGGCGAACCCCGCCATCGGACACCTGTTGGACCTGGACACCTTGCGGGACGAATCTGACATGGCCGACAAAGCCGCGTTCCACAGGGCCTCGCTCAACCTGTGGATTTCGTCTGCCCAATCGTGGCTGGCCCCTGGCGTGTTTGACAAGCTGATTGTTTCGGCCATCCCCGACGGCGGCGTCCTGGCCGTTGATTCCAGCATTGACGAAAACACTTATACCGGCATACGAGCCAACGTCATGCCCGACGGCCGGATCGGTGTCACCGTCGCGTTCATCGCCGACACCCTGCCTGCACTGTGGGCCGCGATCGACCATGAGGCGGCGGCCGTTGCCAGCATTGCCCTAACACCTAGCCTGGCGTCGATAGCGCCAGCGGCCTACGAACGCAAAAAGGTGATCGTCGGCTACAACGAGCTGCTGACGCACACGGCCACCGTCCGCCAGTTTATTGTCGAGGGCCGCCTAGTGCACACTGGGGAACAAATGCTGTCCGAGCACGTCAACCGCGCTGTCGGGGTGCGCACCGCCGCAGGCTTTGTGTTGTCGTCACAAAAGTCGCCTGGTCTCATTACGTTGGCCCGCTGCATGATTTGGGCCGCCGCCCTGGTCGCTCGACCACAGCAAAAAACCCGCGCCGCCATTGCCTTCGCCAGGTAGGGGATCAGTTTCTATCTTTCTTCGAAACGCTTGCGTTCGCAATTCTTGCGAGTCACAATCCGAACGTGGGTCTTTTCCGCAAAAAGATCGAAGCCCCGGCTTTCGCCTCGTCCCCCGTTGGCGCAGCTGCAGGCGCATCGCAGATAGGGCAGTTTTACAGTTACAGCGTTGGGGCTTCTGAGGAAGCTGCCCTATCTGTCCCCACAATTGCCCGAGCCGTTTCGCTCATCACAACCGTCGTCGGCACCCTTGATCTCAAGTCCTACGTCCTTCAATGGGGCGGCGAAGAGTACGAAAAAATTTGGGTCCAAGGCGAAACATGGATGAGCCGACCCGATCCAAAAGTGACGCGCCAGTTCATCATGGGCAAAACCGCCCGCGATCTCATCATGTACGGCCGCGCACACTGGGCCGTTACGTCCCGCTACTCGACCGGCTTCCCCGCGACGTTCCAATGGCTGCCCGCCAACATGGTCTATTCCACCACCATGCCGGCGTCGCCCGAATGGTTCGGCATGCCCGACGACCTCGAGTTCAACGGCTTGCCGCTTGACGTGTCTAACGTCATCACGTTTTTGTCACCGAACCAAGGCATCGTCTACGCGGGCCGCCGCGCCGTCGGTGTCGCGCTCCGCCTCGATCAGGCGGCCGAACGATTTTCCGCAACCGAAATCGCCGCCGGATACCTCCAGCAAACCAGCAACTCGGAACCAATGTCATCCGAAGAGCTCGGCGAACTCGCCGGAGCCTGGGCAAACGCCCGCCGCGTGTCCGCGATCGGCGCATTGAACAGCGCGGTTGAATGGAAAGAGTTTTCATCCGATCCGAGCAAACTGCAGCTCGTGGAATCACGCAAATACCAGGCGCTTGAGATGGCCCGCCTGCTTGACATTCCCGGTTATTTGCTCGGCATCGATCAATCTGGCATGACCTACCAAAACGCGCAACAGTCACGCCAAGACCTGATTCTCTTCGGAGCTCGGCCTGTGCTGCACTCAATCCAAGAGCGCTTGTCAATGAATGACGTTTTGCCGAACGGCCGCCACGTCCAATTCGACGTCGAAGAATACCTAGAGCAATTCATGATTGAAGAGCCCGAGATTCAGCGCGAAGCGCCCGCGCCTGATCTGCCCGAGGACGAAATGGAGCTTGAATAATGCCTTGGCATATTGAAACAGAAAACCCCGAGTGCTCCGGCTTCGCGGTCGTTAAACACGACGACGGCACCGTCGAAGGCTGCCACCGCGACATTGACGCCGCGCTTGAGCAGCTCGCCGCGCTGTACGTCAGTGAATACTCGGTCGACGCGGCCGCACCCAACCGCACAATCCGTTTCACCGCCGCCGCACAGCTCACAGCGATGAAAGACGACGAAGAAAACTATGCGCCGAAAATCTCTGGCGTTGCTGTACCGTGGAACGTCACCGCGACCGTCGCCGGCGGCCAAAAAGTCCGTTTCTTGCCTGGCGCTTTTGACGTCAACCAAAAGGCCGCCAAACTTGTTGAAAACCACGACCTGACACAGCTTCGCGGCGTCGTCAACAAGTTGACTGACACCGCAGCCGGTCTTGAGTTTGAAGCAACGCTGGCCGACACGCGGGCTAGCCGCGACGCCGTCGCGCTCCTCAAGTCCGGCGCTTACGATTCCGTGTCCGTTGGGGCAAACCCAACGAAGTTCAAGTTCGACAAGCAAGGCGTAATGATTGTTTCCAAAGCGGATCTGATCGAGCTGTCGCTAGTCGCCGTGCCTGCGTTTAGCGACGCAGTCATTACAGAAATCGCCGCCTCGGCCGACCCGGAGGACGACGAAACCAACCCACAAGACACCCCCGAGGAGGAACAAGTGTCAGAAGCAATTCAGGCCGAGGCCGCAGAGGCACCGGCAACCATCCCCGTCAGCCCGATCGTTTACGCGACGGCCCGCAAGGAAGTCCCGCTGCCCACAGCAGTCGAGTACCTTTCGGCGGCCATCGCCGGCGGATCAGCCTGGCAGCAAATGCGCGAAGCCATCAAGGCCGCAGCGCCCGATGTGGTCACCACCGACACGCCTGGCATCCTGCCCACCCCGATCGTCGGACCGGTTTACAACAACTTCGTGGGTCGTCGCCCCGTGGTCGACGCAATCGGCGTCAAGGCCATGCCTGGCGGCGGCAAGGTTTTCATCCGCCCCGAGGTGACCACCCACGTTTCGATTGGCGCAAGCCTCGCCGAAATGGCCAACCAGTCCGGCACGCTCGTTGTGTTCAACAACCAGGTCACCAAGCAGATCTTCGGCGGATACGTCAACGTGTCCGAAGCCGACCTTGACTGGACCGACCCGGCAGTGCTCTCGATCATCCTTGATGACATGGGCCGAATCTACGCCAACGCCACCGACAACTACGCCGCCGACCAGCTCGCCTCTGGCGCATCAACCACTCAGAACTTCGTCGCCGCCAACGTTGACGACGCCTCGTACTGGGCCGAATGGGTCGCCAACGCCGCCGAAACCATCCTTTCGGCATCAAATGGCAACCTGCCGACGCACATTTTCATGAACCCGTCAATGTGGGCAGAACTGCTCAAGCTGTCGGACTCATCGAAGCGCCCGTTGTTCCCGCAGGTCGGCCCAATGAACGCGTTCGGCAACCTGACCCCTGGCCAGCCCAACGGCAACGCTTTCGGCCTCACGGTCGTCGTTGACCGCAACTTCAACGCGGCGACCACAATCATTGGCGACGCCTCGGGCTACGAAATCTTCGAACAGCAGAAGGGCGCAATCAGCCTGGACGTACCGTCGACGCTTTCGCGCACGATCGCGTTCCGTGGCTACTTTGCCAGTCTCATGATTGACTCGTCGAAGTTCGTCAAGGCAACGTTCATCTGATCCACCGCTAGCTGCACCCAGGAGTTCTGCACCATGGCCGTTTTCACCGTCACGTTTCACCAACGTATAGACGACTACGCCGTGGTGCAGACTCTTGAGGCAACCGAAATCGGCATTGGTCAATCAATCACCCTGGCAGGCCTCGGACACGGCCTGAACGGCGCACACACCGTTTTGGCTGTCCCGGTCTACGAATACACCGGCGTCGACGACGAAGGCGACTGGCTGTTTGACGATCAAGTGATCATCACCAACCAGCTGCTTTTCAAAGACGCTGGCGACGACCTTGAGCGCTCCGCAGTTGACCCATTCGGCACATTGACCTGGACAGAAACGTGCACTTGGATCATCGCCGCAGACGTTCTGTCGTGGCTAGGTATTTCCGTGGCTACCGCTAACGACACAGCCTTCGTTACGGTCTGCACGGAGGCCGCTAACGCTTGGGCCTACAAGGCGCGGAAGATGGCTGGCTATCAAGGCGAGTCCCTCTCTTCCGTGCCAAGTAGCGCCGTCAAACTCGGCACCATCATGTACGCCGCCAGCCTCTACCGCGAACGCGGCTCGGTCGACTCGTTCGCATCATTCCAAGAACTAGGTTCACCAACACCGACCGGATCAATGGGCCAAATCATGCGTTTGCTCGGCATCCGACGTTCACAGGTGGCCTAAATGGCGGCCACGGGCATTTTCGCCGAATCCCGCACAGCGATCGTCAACGCGCTAACCGCGCTTGGCGTCGCCGTTGTCACCGACCCGCGCAACGCTCGACCCATGACCGTCATGGTCAACCCGCCCACGTTTGACAGCTTTACCTACAACGTCGGCGACATACGGTTTGAACTGCTGATCTTGGCGGCCCCGCCAGGCAACCAAGACGCCGAGGATTACCTCATCACAACCGCCGACACCATCATGGCGTCAACCACTCTTGCCGTTACCGACGGCAGACCAATAGCCGTGACAGTCGGCGATCAACAAATACCCGCATATTCCTTAACGGTCGCAATCGCGGCAAGGAGAAACTAACAATGGCAACAACCACATTCCTGAGTAACGCGACTGTCAACCTGACCGTCGGCATGAGCACTTACGACTTGAGCGATCAGTGTACTGCCTGCACGATTACAGCCGCATACGACGCGCTTGAAGTGACCGCGTTTGGCGACACCGCTCACAAGTTCACCAAAGGCCTGCAAAACGTTGAGGTCACCCTGACGCTGTTTAACAGCTACGGCTCAAACGAAGTTGAGGCCGCCCTCTACGATGCCGTCAACGTCGGCACCGCAACCCTGGTCATCTCGCCTAGTGGCACCACAGAGTCGGCAAGCAATCCGGAGTACACAATCACTGGCTGCATGCTCGCCAGTTTCACCCCTGTCAACTCGACAGTCGGCGAACTTAGCACCCAAGACGTCACGTTCACTGGCGGCACCTGGGCCCGCGATATCACCAGCCCGTGATTTAACCCTCCAACCGTGCAAGGAGAAACACCATGAAATTGACCCTTAACGTCACCACAACGGACAGCAAATACGAAGTCACCACGACATTTGCCAACGTCATCGAGTGGGAACGCAAAATGAAACGCCAGGCATCAGACCTAGCCCGAGGAATCGGCTACGACGACTTAGCGTTTCTTGCCTGGTCGGCATCCAAAACATCCGGGGTCACAGTGCCGCTGATCTACGACGATTTTGTCAAAAAAATCGTTGAGTTAGACGTGGCTAACGAAGAACCGCAAAACCCTACCCCGCCGGAAGCTGGAGTTTCGGCCTAGCACAACTGCTAGCCGAAACAGGCTTCTGGCCGAACGAAATACCCTTTGAGGCCCGCGACCTCACAACAGTCATAAAAATTTTGAACGATCAACGGAAGGAGGCCAACAATGCCCGCGCATTTCGCCGGTGAAATACGAGGCGCAAAAGAGGCCATTAAATCCCTCCGACAGATCGACCCGGAGCTGCGGAAGCAATTCACCAAAGACGCAAAACTGGTTGCGGCCCCGATCATCACCGACGCCAAAAACTCCTACAGCGAAACATTGCTGTCCGGCATGGCTCGGACCTGGTCACAAAACGGAACACCCAAATTTCCTTACAGTTCCACCGCGGCCCGTCGAGGGCTACGGTTCAAAGTTGACACCA